GAGAACGATACTCAACTTACTTTTTAGATGATAGTCAGGAGCAAACGCAAGGACAGCTCACATTGAGTATAGATACTAATAGCAAATTCAGAGGAACTAATACTTTGAAAATTGTATCTACTTATAGCGGAAAGGTGACTAATCAAAAAGTTACGTTTAGAACTGGTGGGGATATACGTTTGGGCACTGCTGACGAGATGAAAAATAAAGCTGTTAGGTTTAGTTTTTGGGCAAAATCTACTGTTAATAATACGAACTTTCAAGCTAGAGTAGGATACAGGAACACCGTGCAAGGTGTCTCGTTGACTACGGATTGGAAATTTTATGATATTGAGTTGACAAAAAAAGAAAACTCTAATGCAAGCAATGAGCTGATTTTACATGTCTTTACTGCTGCAACCGTTTGGATTGCGTTCCCAAAAGTAGAGGTAGGAACAGTCTCTACAGACTTTTCAGAAGCCCCCGAAGATGTGCGAGAGAACATTGATTCGAAAGCTGACCAAAATCTAACAGAGCAGCAGCTGAACGCATTGGCAGAAAAAGCCCAATTGCACGACGTTGAGTTGAAAGCCAAAGCAACCATGGATCAACTTAGTGATTTAGAAAAAGCCTATAATGCTTTGGTGAAATCAAATGCAGACAGTCAAAAAAAATCTGAGTCTGATTTAATCGAGGCGGCCAGGAGGATTGAGTTTTTAACAATAGAATTTGGTGGCTTGAAAGAGATGAAAAAGTTCATCGATACCTATATGAGTGCTTCAAATGAGGGGCTCATCATTGGAAAGAACGATGCTAGTTCATCAATCAAAGTCAGTCATGATCGAATTTCCATGTTTTCTGCAGGTAAGGAGGTAATGTATATTTCGCAAGGGGTAATCAATATTGACAATGGCATTTTCACCGTGTCAATTCAAATTGGACGCTTTAGAACAGAGCAGTATTATCTTGACAAAGATGTGAATGTTGTTCGATATGTAGGAGGTTAAAAAGAGAAAAATGACTAAATTTATCAATTCTAGTGGCCCATTGCACTTGAATATTTATATTGAACAAGTTAGTCAGGACATCGCTAACAACTCCTCTAGAGTTAGTTGGAGAGCTACAGTTGACCGTGATGGAGGTTACCGAACTTGGAACGCAGAAAACGGAAGTGTTTTATCCGTATGGCTAAACGGGGCCAGTATTTACAAAAGTAACCTCAGTTTCGAGACAGAGGGACAAGAAACTACTCTCGCGTCTGGTGAAGCTACTATTCCTCACAATAGTGACGGAACAAAGACCATGTCTGTCTGGGCATCTTTTGACGCTAACAACGGAATTCATGGCAACATTACAATTTCGACGAATTATACACTCGACAAAATTCCTCGATCTTCACAAATTTCCAGCTTAGAAGGGAATAGGAATTTAGGTTCTCTTCATACTGTTATCTTTGACCGAAAAGTCAATTCCTTTACTCACCAAGTTTGGTACCGAGTTTTCGGTAGTGACTGGATAGATTTAGGTAAGAACCATACTACTAGCGTTTCCTTTACTCCATCTTTAGATCTTGCTCGACACTTACCTAAATCTAGTTCGGGGCTAATGGACATCTGTGTTCGAACATATAACGGTACTACTCAAATCGGTAGTGACGTGTATTCTAATGGATGGTACTTTAAAATACCAGACAGTGTAAAACCTACCTTCACAGGTCTTTCATTAACTGATATGAATACGGTTGCGAGACGGCTTTTGAGTGGAAATGACTTCTTACAAATCATTTCAGATATCCAAGTAAACTTCAACAATGCGTCTGGTGCTTATGGTTCTACCATTACAGGATATCGAGCTGAAATTGTTAATAAAAAAATGGTCGTAACTAAAAACGGTGGTAGTTTTGGTATCATGAACTTTAGCGGTTTGGCAACCATTCGAGCTTACGTTGTCGATAGTCGGGGTAAACAATCAGATACTAAAGAGATTACTATCAACGTGATTGAGTATTATGCCCCCTCTTTTAGCTTCTCCGCACTTAGAACTAGAGGCAATCCAAATACATTGCAAGTGTTAAGAAATGCCCGAATAGCCCCTATAATGCAGTCAGGAAAACAAAGAAATGTAATGTCCTTAACTTTCAAAGTTGCTCAGATAGGTAATGAGAATTTTACGGATGATAATGGTAGTGCATCTGGTAATTTTACAAGTGTTCATACATTGACTAACTCAGCTGCTAACATGGCGGGGAATTATCCATCGAATAAATCCTTTGTGATTATTGGTAAGCTTGAGGACAAGTTTACAAGCGTAGAATTTTCAGCTACTGTTGCAACTGAAAGCGTAGTAATGTCCTATGATAAGAACGGACGTGTAGGCATTGGTAAGGTTGCAGAATTTGGGAAACCAGGCTCATTAGATGTTCTAGGCGATATCTACTCGAATAACAAGCCAATTCAGCAGTATCAGCTGACTAATGCTTATGGTGGCTTAAGTAGAGGTAGCGCTCAATGGGATGATGTTTGGAATAAGCAGGCGACAGAATTTGGTTGGAGAAATGGGAAATACGCAGATAACCCTACTGGTAATGATTGGGGACTATTTCAAAACTATTGGCTTGATAGTTGGAAAGGCGTTCAATTTTTCACTGGGGTAACATCAAATAGGTTTTTCTTTAGGACCTACAACAATGCCAATAAATGGGCTCCAACGCAATGGAAAGAGATTGCTACCAAAGATGACATTCAGAGCACACCTTGGCAAAATGCCAACCTACAAAATGGGTGGAGCCATCATCCTGAGTATGAAAAAGTGCAGTTTTCAAAAACGTTCGACGGGATTGTTTATTTAAAAGGGACTTGTAGAAACGGGACAACGAATCGCGAAACCTTGTTATTTAATCTCCCTGAAGGATTTCGACCAACAACATCATTATTTAAGTCTGTTCTAAATAATGATTTCAACCATGCCGTTATCGGTATTTACCCAAGTGGGAATGTCGTTGTGAAACACAATGTAGATTCTAAATGGCTTAATTTAGATAATGTTTCATTCAAAATTTAAGGAGGAACTATGAAATTAGAGTACGGGACAAAGTCCCAAGAATTTGACGCAAGTGGAAAAGAATCCGCTACAAAGGTCACATTAGTCAATTCAGACGGTGCTATCGTACCTATCTTGCTACCAGCGGACAAAATCGGTTTGTCAAATACAGAGCTTTTTGAAATGGCTCTTGAGGCTCTTTATAAAGAAAACTTCCCAAACAGAGCTGAAAATGAGCGCTTTAGTACGATTGAGCAAGAGCTGCAAAAAAACAAAGAGGCAGTTGATAAAACTGGACAAGTTACAACTGAAACAAAAGAAAACCTTGATGCAGCCTCAGGGATCATTGAGATCATGATCGCTTTGTCAGTATATCAAAATGGAGGTATGCCTACCTTTGCCTATGGGAAAGTAGCAAATTTCATCAAGCCTCTGATCAAAAACAATCGCTATTTAAATGGTGACATAGTAGCGATGCCTTATCCGCACGATGGCAATCCAAAATGGCCACAAGGTACGCAGACTATCTTCAAATTCCAAATGCAAGCGACAGAGGGCTATACCTACAAGGATCAAGCGATCTCTGATATGCTTCAGCAAGGTGTGCTGACTGTTGTCATGCCTAAAATTGATTAAGGAGGTTGTATGCCAATTGAAGAAGCTGAAAAAATCGCTCAAAGTCAGGTAGCTTGGGCGATTTTGTTTGTCTTGCTTTTCTTTATTATCATTCGATATCTAATCAAGACTTCGGACAAGCGAGAGAAGAAGATTATGGATTTGCACGAGCAATCAAAGGCCGACTCTAACAGACGAGAAGAGCGTTTGATGACTCACCTAGAAAAGACCACCACGGAATTAACTACAATCACTCATACGGTCGGAGACATTCAAAAAGAAATGGTCCGCATGAACGACCGCATGGAAGAAATCGAAAAAGGAGAATAACACATGCAACAAATTACTGAAATCATTATTGCTTCAGCTACTGGAATCTTGACTGTTTTGGCCGGTATCGCAGTCAAGGCAGTCAAGGACTACCTGGTTCAAAAAGGTGGAGAAAAGACCATCAAAATCGTTGAAATCTTGGCCAAAAATGCTGTCAATGCCGTTGAGCAGGTCGCAGCTGAAACCGGATATAAGGGTGAGGAGAAGCTGGAGCAAGCACGGACTAAAATCCGCGCTGAACTCAATAAATACGGTATCAGCATGACTGATAAGGAACTAGATACATTTATTGAGGCATCGGTTAAAGAAATGAATGATGTGTGGAAAGGAGAGTAAGTATGGGTTTAAATCTTGAAACGGCTATTGCTTGGATGCAAGCTCGAAAAGGGCAAGTAAGCTACAGTATGGACTATCGTAATGGTCCAGATAGCTATGACTGCTCATCATCTATTTACTACGCTCTACGTTCTGGTGGGGCAAGTGATGCTGGTTGGGCCGTAAATACAGAATACGAGCACAAATGGCTCATTGACAACGGATATACTCTTATTTCCGAAAACACGCCATTTGATGCCCAACGTGGCGACGTATTTATTTGGGGTCGCAAAGGAACTTCTTCCGGCGCTGATGGTCACACTGGTATTTTCATTGACAGCGACAACATCATCCACTGCAACTACCGCTATGATGGTATTACTGTAAATGATCATGACGATATTTGGGTATACGCTGGTAAGCCATATTACTACATCTATCGTTTGACAAATCAGAATGCTGCTCCTAAAGTCATCGAAAAAGGCTGGAAGACTGACGCCAAAGGCGATTGGTATCAACGTGCTAATGGCACATGGCCTAAAGATGGATTCGAATACATTGAAGAAAACAAATCTTGGTTCTACTTCAATTCTGAAGGTTACTGCGTGAAATCTGACTGGATTTTGCATACTGATGGTGAATGGTATTACTTTGATGCCGATGGCTACATGGTGACTAGCTGGCGTCGTATTGATGGAAAATGGTACTATTTCAACCGTGACGGTAGTATGAAAAAAGGTTGGGTCAAATATTATGACGACTGGTATTTCCTTGATGAAAAGCATGGGGATATGTTGTCAGACCGCTTTGTTCCATACAAAAATGGATACTACATGTTGCTTCCTGATGGTCGCATGGCCGATAAAGAAGCCTTTAACATCGAACCTGATGGTTTGATCACTACAAAATAAATTTTAAATAAAGAAAGGAGATTCTATTTTCTTCTTAATGACCCGCAGGCAATAGCTTGCGGGCTTTTTTTGTTTTATAAGGGGCAAAAAAGGGGCAAAAATGTCGTAAATGTCTGTAAAACGATGTAAAAAGTCAACTTTGCTCTCGCTTTAAAGCTCTAAATTTCAACGTATTGTGAAACAGTGTAAATTATCGTATCGCCTATAACTGTTGTGTGCTCTTTTTTCGTGCTTTTTTCGAATAAATAAGATAAAATAGCCTAGAATAAATGATTATAGACAAGAGAAAAATATGAAAATTCGTGGTTTTGAATTGGTTTCGAGTTTTACAGATGAAAATTTGTTACCGAAGCGAGAGACAGCCCATGCAGCTGGTTATGATTTAAAGGTTGCAGAACGCACTGTGATTGCTCCAGGAGAGATTGTTCTCGTCCCAACAGGAGTCAAGGCTTATATGCAGCCGACAGAGGTGCTCTATCTCTATGACCGTTCATCAAACCCTCGTAAGAAAGGCTTGGTCTTGATTAACTCAGTTGGGGTCATTGATGGGGATTATTATGGAAATCCTGGGAATGAAGGCCATATCTTTGCTCAGATGAAAAACATTACTGAACAGGAAGTCGTCCTCGAAGTTGGAGAACGTGTGGTCCAGGCTGTCTTTGCGCCTTTCTTAATTGCAGACGGAGATGAGGCAGACGGGGTTCGGACAGGTGGATTTGGATCAACAGGGCACTAAGATGAAGATTATCTTTGTACGTCATGGAGAGCCAGACTACCGTGAGTTAGAGGAGTGTTCCTACACTGGCTTTGGATTAGATTTGGCTCCTTTGTCTGAGAAAGGAAGTCGACAAGCTCA